CGGCTATTGTAGACCCCCGCGCGCTACCAGTTGCGCCGACCATTGTTGACTGGACGTCTAAGGTCAATAGCTGGCCCATGTACTCCAACGATGTATGGGGCTGCTGCACGGTGGCCTCCATCTTCCACGCTATCGCCGCATTGACCGCCTTCAGTGGCCTGGTCCCCGGCGGTGCCATGTTCAGCCTGGCCGAGACGACTAAGGTCTACGAGGCCGTTTGCCCCGGCTTCAATCCGAAGACTGACGCCAATGACAATGGCGCGACGCTTGCCAGTGTCTGTCAGTACGGTGTGAAGACTGGCTTCACCGATACCGCTGGCCGCGTCCACAAGCTCGCTGGCTGGGCCGAGATCGGCAACTACACCAACCTGGCCCTGCTGAAGCAGGCGCTCTGGGTGTTCGGCACCCTCTACCTGGCGGCCAACTTGCAACAGGCGCAGGAGGACCAGTTTGGCGCAGGCCAGCCGTGGAGCTGGGTACCCAACTCACCAATCATCGGCGGGCACGCTTTCCCGCTGGAGCAGAGCGCACTGAATGACCCGGGCTTCTTCTACAACGAGGAGGTCATCACCTGGGGGGCGAAGTGGAAAGTCAATCGTCCCTTCATGACAAACCAGTTGGTTGAGGGTATCGTGATCTTCACAGAGGACTGGATCGAAGCGAACGGCACGAGCCCATCGGGCCTGGACCTCACCCAGATCATCACCGATAGCCATAACCTGTGAGAGGGGAGGAACCATGTGGACTAACACTCAGGTGATCGTTCTGCTCATCGAGGTCGGTATCGTCGCGCTCGCCGCGCTCGTCGGCCTGTTCAACGGCTTCAGGAAGTAAGAAAGGACCCCCGCTCTTCTGGGAACGCTCCGGGTTAATTGGGGCGAAGAGCGGGGGTCTTTCCTTACTGTACCACAGCCGAAAGGCCCCCAACCGGAAAGGAAGCGGTTGGGGGCCCTTCTGTCACCTGCCCCTGAGGGAGCGCCGTCTCTTCTCAGGAGGGCGACGGTAGTGCCCCCGCGAGGACTGGCAGGGAAACCGCCGGAACTTCCGACTGCCCTCGCGGGGACGTCCTAGTGGCTGGTGCGCGTGCCGCTGCCGTCCGGGTACTGGTCGTTGGTGCTCAGGTTCTGGTAGACGGTGATCAGCGGGTCCGTCTGGGCGGGCATCACGGGGGCCAGCATCTGGCGGATGCGCGTCTCGTTGGCGGTGAAGAACTGGCGGAACGTCGCCTCGTCCGGCCACTGGTCGATGACCGCACACCCCTGCGGGCCGCTCACGAACCGGTGGGCGAGCAGGCCATAGCCGAGCGCACTGTCCCGGATCGTGGCGGACAGGCTGGACTCGTTGATGGTCTTCTCCAGGGTCGCCGCGTCGTTCGTGGGGAGCTGGATAATAACGGTTACTGCTGACATACTGGTGGTCCCTTCGTTGGGTAAAGTCCCCGGACTTCTCCCAGGAACCTACCAGCGCCCCACCAGCCCGTCAACCCCCGGTGTGATAGGCTCATAGCTAACAGGATAAAGGGAGGCACTAATGGCCGAGACTCATGACTACGGGCGTTTCTTCTGGGCATGGTTAATACTGGAACCGAATAGCCCACGGTATAGCTTAGCGCCAACCTATGAGACCTCGGACGATGGCGGGGCCTGCTACCGTGGCAGCAAGAGCATAGTGCTGCGTGTTACTGGGCACTGGGGTCTGGTCCTTGGCTGGTGGGAGGACAACCCGGCGCTGGTCGGCCTCGTGGAGGGCACCCCCGAGTGGGAGCACGCGGTGAACAACCACCTGCGCGCGGCGCTGCACAGTACGGACGGGCCGCCCGGGTACCGTGCTGACATGACCGATGAGCAGATAGTCCGGGAGGCGGTGGGCAACCTGGCCCCCGACTCCGACACGGAGTGGCGGGTGCTCGACCTACTGGGGCTCGCTGATGTTTAAGCGGCACGAGTCGTACGGCGAGGTGCCCGGCTGGGACCTGGAGCTGTACGCCAAGGCCGAGGGGAAGGTGGCCAAGCTCGGCACCCCCCTACTACTCGACTTCGCGGACGCAGCAGGCAGTGGCATGGCCAAGGGCTATGATGACTACAGGAAAGAAAGTCAGATCGAATCTCTCCTTGAAATCCGCCATGCACTCATGACACTATGGGCAGTCAACGAATCTTTGATACAGCGAAGTCAGGCTGCTGAACGTCTTGACGCATCCAGGCTGTAGACTTAGAGTAACTGTCCTAACTACGGGGAGGACGAATGATGCCGGAACTACCGCCCGAGCCCCCAAGCCGCGCTGAGCTACAGGCTCTGCTAGCCGAGAACAAGAAGCAGAAGTCCGCGCTGGAGAGGGCCAAGAAGGTCATCGTCCAGCAGCAGGACGAGATCGACCAACTCGCCGCGCCGCCAAACACGGTCGCTACCTTCGTACGGTACGGCGAGAAGGATGGCACCGCCATCGTCTCCACGCAGGGACGGGAGATGCGTATTGTCAGCACCCCCGGTCTGGACGCAGGGGACACAGTGGTCCTGTCCGACACGATGCAGATTGTGGGCATCGAGGCGCCGGTTGCCGTTGGCATCGTCGCCACCATCCTCCAGTGCCTCGCGGATGGCCGCATCATAGCGGTCACCGACATGGACTCAGAGATAGTCCTGCAACGCTCCCAGCCGCTCGCTGACGAGCTGCTGGAGGAGGGCCAGTACATCCGGGTGGACCTGAAGGCAGGCATCGTCCTGGAGCTTCTCAGCGAGCGGGACGAGACCAAGAGCCTGGTCCTGGAGGAGGTCCCCAACATTACCTACGCGGACATCGGGGGACTGGATGACCAGCTTGCCGCCATCTACGACTCCATCGAACTTCCCTTCGAGTACCCGGAGCTGTTCGCGAAGTATCAGCGTCCCGTTCCCCGTGGAGTACTTCTATACGGACCCCCGGGGTGCGGAAAGACCCTGGTTGCAAAGGCAGTGGCCAACTCTATGGCCGCCAAGACCGGCGGCACCCCGCACTTCATCAACGTCAAGGGCCCCGAGCTGCTGAACAAGTGGGTGGGTGAGACCGAGCGGACTATCCGCGAGATCTTCAAGGCCGCGCGGAAGAAGGCAGAGAACGGTGACCCGGTGGTCATCTTCTTCGATGAGATGGATTCGATGTTCCGGCAGCGCGGGTCCTCCATATCCAGCGACGTGGAGAACACCATCGTGCCCCAGCTCCTCGCGGAGATGGACGGGGTAGAGGAGCTGACCAATGTCATCGTCATCGGGGCCAGCAACCGGCAGGAGCTGATTGACCCGGCTGTCTTGCGGCCCGGCCGACTGGACATCAAGATTGAAGTCGGCCGCCCGGACCAGCAGTCGGCCGAGAAGATCCTGGCCATCTACCTGACCGCCGACCTGCCACTGCGCACCGACCCGCGCGGCGGTGTCGCCTACCTGATCAACCAGACCATAGAGCACATGTACCGCGAGGACGCGGGGACCGAGTTCCTTGAGGTCACCTACATGAACGGCGTCAAGGAGACGATGCACTTCAAGGACTTCACGTCGGGCGCGATGATAGCGAGCATCGTCAACCGCGCCAAGACCTCAGCCATCAAGGACGAGATCAACCAGAAGGGTTCCGGCATCACCCTGGAGCACCTGAAGGAAGCGGTGACCGAGGAGTTCAAGGGCACCGAGGACCTGCCCAACTCGACCAATCCCGATGACTGGGCGCGCATCTCCGGGAAGAAGGGCGAGCGCATTGCCAACGTCCGCCCGCTGCTGAAGAAGGAAGACGACAAGGCCGTAGAGCTGGCCAAGACGACGGGACAGTACCTGTGAGGTTCGGCCAGAAGTTAGAGAAGAAGTACACCTGCATAGGTGTCAACGGGAGTTCCTGCGCTATCAAGGTAACGCGTCGGGACTCCCGTTGTCCGTCGTGCAAGAAGATTGACAAAGCCAATTACATGGCTGCCTACAGCCCGACGTACTATTTGGACAACAAGAAGAAGATAGCTGCTCGCTACCAGGAGCGTAAGGAAGAGATATCCGAGCGCAACAAGGAGAACAGGGAAGACCGAGCAGCCTACGAAGCCTCCCGGCGGCAGGCGCATCCAGAAGTACATCGTGCTAAGAATAGTCGCCGCCGCCACCGTGGCATCGTTAAGATGGATGCTTTCGACCGCGAGCTGTCGCGCGCCTACAGGCAGGCCATCAAGCATGACCTCTGCTTCTATTGCGGCAACCCTGGTGAAGAAGACGACCACTATATCCCGTTAGCCAAGGGTGGCACTGACCATTGGTGGAATATCGTCCGCGCCTGCGTGTTCTGTAACCGCAGTAAGAAAGACTTAATGCCCGAGGACTTCATATCACGGAATGGGTTACCAACCATGGTACGCTAGACTTATCGAAGAACTAAGTCTGGGGTTGCTATGGCCGGTGAGTTTGATGTCAATGAGCAGTACGATGACGAGACTGAAGCTGAAGCTGAGGCTAGGAAAAAGATAACTGTACGACTGTCGGCCGAACAGCACGCCTTAGTTGACAAGCTCGTAGATTCTGTGTTGATGCCGCTATGCGATAAGCTTTCTGGCAACCCATTGCGGCCATACCAAATACCTTTTGCACGGCGAATCTTTGAGAGCCTCGTGCTTAACGACGGTGCGACGCTCACATCCTGCTGGAGCCGTCAGAGTGGCAAGACCGAGTGCATCGCGAACAGTGTTGCTACGGCTATGATTATCTTGCCTCGGCTGGCAAAACTCTACGGTGACCAATTACCATCGTTGATGAACTATGACAAGGGTCTATGGGTCGGTGCATTCGGACCAGTCGATGAACAAGCTGATAACCTCTTCGGTCGCATTGTGGCTAGGCTGACTTCTGATGACGCAGAGGCCATCCTGAAGGATAAAGAAATCGATGACACGATAAAAGGACGAGGCAAGTTTGTTTACCTTGTCAATTGCGGCTCGCTGGTTCGCAAGACGACCTGTCACCCGAAAGCCAAAATTGAGGGACGCACATTCCATTGCATCCTCATAGATGAGTGCCAGGATGCAGACACAAAGACCGTCAAGAAAAGCGTTAACCCCATGGGTGCGGCGACGAATGCAACGCGGGTGTGGACGGGCACGCCTACGTACCAGAAGGGTATCTTCTTTGACCAGATTCAAACGAACAAACGAGAGGCGCTGAAACGGGGACGGTCGAAGGTAGACCATTTTGAACTGGACTGGAAGACCGTCTCTAAATATGTACCTCAATACGAGCGCTTTGTCCTCAAAGAAATGAAGGACATGGGCGCGGAGTCAGATGAGTTCAGGCTGTCATATTGCGTTCAATGGTTGTTGACCCAGGGCATGTTCACCACCTCCGAGGAGTTCAATGACCTCTCCGATATCAGCGTCCAGTCACTGGAGAAGTCGTGGCACTGGTCCCCGGTATGTGTCGGAATAGACTGCGCGAGGCGCCGTGACCGGACAGTGGTGACAATCGTATGGGTGCGCTGGGACCAGCAGGACTCCATGGGCTACCGTGACCACAGGATTATCAACTGGCTGGACCTGGAGGGAATGGCCTGGGAGTCGCAGTACTTCCAGATAACAGAGTTCCTGGCGAGGTACAACGTCTACAAAGTGGGTGTGGACATCGGCGGCATCGGTGACGTCGTTATCGACAGGCTGCGGAAGCTGTGCCCGCATATCGAGTTTGTGGAAATGGGCGACTCCCCGGCCGAGCAGTCTAAGCGCTGGAAGTACCTGAAGCAGTTGAAGGAAAGGAAGATGATCAAGTGGCCGGCCGGGGCTAAGGTCAGGAAGCTTAAAGTCTTTAGAAGGTTCGAGCAGGACATGATAGACGCCGAGCTGGAGTATAAGGGACCGAACATAGCGGTCTCCTCTCCCGAGGCGGCCGACGCGCACGACGACTACGTGGACTCGCTAGCCATGGCCTGCGCACTTACCAGGGAACCCGATGACAATGAGGCTGGTATGCTGGTCGCCTATGACAATGTGTTTTTCGCCAGGAGTAAGCGGTACTGAGCTACAATAGAAATGACGTGAGGATTTCTATGAGTCAGCCCTATATCGGCTTAGGTAATGACGGTGAAGGCGGCAACTACCTTAGTCCCTGGTACACGCGCGGGTACACTGCGCACCTCGGCGCTAACGGCGTTCAGGACTATTCACCGCTGATCTACGCGCCACCGAATGACCCCACCCTCTCCGGGTTCCCGCTCGACCAGGCGATGACCGTTGTCCAGGGCCGCTACTTCGACGCCGACCGTGACCCCCTGGGCGGCTACCTCACCTTCTGGCCGAGCAGTGGCTTCACTATCACCGACACTGACTCGGTGTCAATGCAGGACAATTGCACCTTCTACATCCCGCAGCGTTTACTGGGCACCGAGACCTGGCCGTCCGTAGACAGTGGCGTCTCCCCGTGGGCCTTTTCAATGGAGGGCAGTGGCAAGATCTTCATCTACGAGGGCCTGCTGGTAGCCAGGCTCTATTCCACTGACAACCCGAATGTCGTCACCGACAACCTGCAGCCACTGACCTACCACGTCATTGAGCACTTCCTCGGCGGGCGCCAGTACGACATCCTGGTGCCAACTAGTGATACCCCGGTGCAGCTAACTGACTGCATCATCCCGATGTCCGTGCAGCCCGCCTCCAACTTCAGCGCGATGGTCCCGCTGGGCTCCGCAGTGGACGACTTCGAGTTGCAGGCACTGGCTATCACCGGGCCCATCATCCCGCCGCTGCCGGTGCAGCAGATAAATGCGGACAGCACCGACTACGTGATAGCCAACATCACCGCCGCGCTGCCTAATGGCACGCCGGTTGACCCGACCGAGGACACCATCAGCTTCGCCTTCATGACCACTGGAATGGACCCGGGTGTATCCGATTGGATACCGGCGACGTGGGTAGCCGGCGGCCCGCCCTATACCGCTCAGCTTCTTGTCGGCCCAGACGGTATCATATTAGGTAAGGGTACCTACCGGATATACGCGCAGCTAATTGACGTACCGCAGACAATCGTGCAGCTAATTGGGCTGCTTTACATATCTTAGAGAGAAGCTGATTCCAATCGCTGTCACCGCGCACACGTTCCCTGCCTTCCAGCAGGCCTGCATGAACCACAGTGTCAACCTTGGCACCGACACCTTGAAGGTCGGCCTCACCGCGTCCGGCACCAACCCGGCTGGCGGCTCTACCTGGCAGGCCGTCAGCACCGTTGCCCAGTTCCTGGCCCTCAGCGGCTACGTGCAGACCGAGGTCACAGGCGGTGGCTATTCCCGCCAGGCGTTAACCTCGGTGTCGGTCAACCTCACCGGGCTGTATACGTCGTTAGTGGTTGGCGCCAACCCATCCTGGACGTCCTCCACCATCTCGGCTGTGTCCGCGTTCTTCTACGACTACACGGCGGGCGGCAACTCCGACACCGCTGGCCTGATGATCGCCTGGTGGGACTTCGCTGGAACTGATTCAGATACCGCCGGGACGTTTACATTAACCATGCCCTCAGCGAATGGTGTGGCTGGCGCTCTTTGGCAAATCACGGCGAGTTAGGAGCAACCGTGGAGGCACCTCTCTGCGAGTGCCACGATGAGCCCATGGGCTGGAACAAACGCAAGCCGTCCGGTGGCTTCTGGTACTGCCGTGTCAAGGGCCGCGAGCGCTACCGGGCGTGGCGGGCTGCGAACTTAGAAGAGCAGCGCAAGCGTGAGCGCGAATATCAGGCTAGTGACCCAGAGAGGCGCTCTGCCAAATTCAAGCAATGGCGCGAGGAGAACCCCGAGAAGTACAAAGCGTCTTACCAGAACTGGGATAAAGCCAACCCGGAACGAGTTCGCGCAAAGTGGAAGCGGAACCAACAGCGCAGACGCGCACTAGCAGCCGAAGCGCCGCATGAGTCCTGGACAGTGGCAGAAGTAGCAGACGCTTTCGGCACGGTCTGTTATCTGTGTGGTGAGGAAACAATGCCCGATGAACGACATGCGGACCATGTTATCCCGCTATCACTTGGCGGTCCCGACGTGCTTATCAACATTCGCTTAACGCATCCACTCTGCAACATGCGCAAGAAAGACAGGCTGCTGGAAGACTTAACCGACCTGTTCCCCGGCGCAATCGACAGGGTTGAACCGGTGATGTGCTAATGAGCTTCATAAGGTTCAATAACGCTGAGGGCGGCACCAACGGTGCGACTGTTTCTGCCGCCAACTCCGGTGGCGCTTCCGGGTATGCATTTGATGTCTTTTCTGGTGCTAGCATTTTCTCGAATACTGTGGCACAGTCAGGTTCGCAGAGTTATACGTCCTCCACAACCGGCGTCAACTCAGATCTGATATGGAATTTGCCATCATTGACTAGCACTATCTGGGCACGTAGCTGGTTCTACTTCCCAAGCTTGCTGTCAAACGGCGTGGCGGCTATTATCTCTCTTCCCAGCCCTTACGCAGGCGTTAGTCTCCAGGGAGGCAGTACAAACACTCTGTACGTGGGCAATGGGACCGGCAATACTAGCGGCAGTTACACCTATTCGGCTGCCACCTGGTACCGGGTTGAGGTTCAGCTAAACTATGCTCTTCTCCAGGTTACCGCCAGGGTGTACGACAACAGTGGCAACCTGCTGGAAACCATTACATCTCCCCAAGGCAGTACCGCCTGGGGAGTGATGACATCGCTTCGCTTCTATCTCTGCAATGACAACGCCATCAGCTATTACCAGGACAACCTCGCGGTCTCCGACCAGGGCTGGATCGGCACCGCCACCGGCAGTTCCGTTGGCCCGGTAGCGAAGTCCAACAACGCCCTGTCCGGTACCCCCGGCACCACCGTCAGCACGGCGAACAGTGGCGGGCTCTCCGGGGACGCCTTCGACGTCATCAACGGCTCCCCTGCGTTCAGTGCGACGGTACTGCGGCCCAGCGGCGGCTGGCTGTCCTACTACTGCTCTAGCCAGAACATGCAATGGAACCTGCCGGGAACATCAGCCGACATTTATACTCGCGCATATGTATATCTGACATCAGAAACAGCTAACCAAGAGGTCACGCAATTCCGTGCTACTGCCACTGTAGTCGCTAGCTCTTTCTTTAACTCCGCTAGTTCCGGCAAGCTGGCGGTAAATGTTAGCGGACCTTCCAGTGTTACTGGAACTTATGTTCCGGCGATTAGCACCTGGTATCGGGTCGAAACGCATACGCATATCAGTGCGACAGTTGGGTACACTGAAGCTTACCTGTATGCCATGAGCGGTTCCCAGCTTGACTACGTAACAACAGCACAGACCGGGAATAGTTCTGGTGTCAGCAATGTAGAACTGGGTCAGGGCGCTATTTCGCAGAATGCCTACTACGACTCGCTGGCGCTGTCTGATGTGACCTGGTGCGGTGCGGCTGGTAATCCCGCGCCGATGCTGCTGGCCGACATGCTGCACGGCAACTCACTGGATGCCACGAAGTGGACGGGTGCGTACGGCACACTCTCCTACAGCAACACCGGGATGACGATCACCAACCCGGTGAGCTATACCGGCTACGGCGGCATCAACTCGATCAGCAGCTACAACCTGACTGGCTCCACGATGTACTGCCGGATGCCGAACGCCGGTAACCAGTCGCTGACCAGTCTCCAGGTCTACCCGATTCAGCTCCAGCTCAGCAGTGGCAACGTCGCCGGCTTTATCATCGCGGGCGGCAACGTGCAGGCTTTCTCAACGGTCGCCGGTACCACTACATACTCAAGCTCAGTGACGTACAGCTCCACGACGCACCTGTGGTTCCGCATCCGTGAGTCCGGCGGCACGATGTACTGGGACACCAGCCCGGACAGCCAGACGTGGAATGCGTTTTACTCCGTTGCTAATCCATTCGCGGTCACCGCGCTGTCGTTCGTGATAGCGGCCGGGACGTATTCGAGCGAGGCGTCCGCGACAACGATTATCGTTGACATGGTTAACTCCCCGGCCGCCATCGCCCCGGTGGGCGGCCAGTTCAACCGGTACAACAACGCGGAGGGTGGGACCAGCGGGACGGCGGTCACTTCTGTCAACTCCGGTGGGGTGAGTGGGTATGCGTTCGATGCGTTTGGCGCAACGCTGCCGACGTTTGATAATTCACAGTTCTTTACCGGGACGCTATCGTACAAGCTCACTGCTGCCGCCAGCCAGTCTAATATTACCTGGAACATTCCTGGCAGCACATCAATTGTATCCGGCTCAATATACACTCGCTGCTACGTTTATTTCCTGACCTCCGCTTTCACGAACGGCGGTGTTATTGTCATTGCTGCTAGCGGGAGCACCCC